CGTGCTGGCAAGCCATTCTTTCAGGCGACGCCAACCAGCCTTGCGGTCCTTGACTGCGCGTACGGCAGGCAGGCCTTTGCGCCACCAAACTTCGACTGGATACTCACCAATGCGCTGCGCCGGGTTTTCTGGCGGGAACGTGTTACCCCAGTCAAATGCGATTGCCTCCAACTTGGTGCGCCATTCACCACCACGAACGGTTGGATCAATTGGTTCGGCAAACCCGTGGGATTCCAGCAATTCAAGCGCAGCCTCGGCCTGTTGGCTGGATACCATGCCGTTCTTGTAGATCTCGCTTATGACGTATACGTTCTCACGCTCGTCTGATGCGTACAGTATGAACGCACACGGGGCATTAGTACCAAAGTCGTGCGATGCCCAGAAACGCCACCACGGCTTGATATCCACAGTCTCAATAACATGCCATGGCTGACCCTTTTCGTCAGATTGCCTGAACTCTGGAAAGAATCGCCCGCCTACGCCAACATCGTGCTGGCACTCACGTAGGAACGACAGAAGGCCGTAGTCGTCAATCTCGCGCTGACATACATCAATGTCCTTGTGCGACCACGTGGGCGTTCCACCGGTGATCTTGTAACCCATGCGCCCATTCTCTTTCTCAATGGGCTCGTACCTCAAATCTTGCACGGCAGGCACGATGGGCGACTGTACGCGGTTCTGGAGCATATCCAGCTCACCGCTAAGGACTTGGGACATCACGCTGTTCGCGTGGATACGGTTCTGCACAAACACAATGGCGCAGTCATTTGACTTGGCTGGAAGGATAGTCTGCGTGATGGTTGCAATCTTCTTGTCAACGCGGTTGACGCTGTCGTCCAGTTCGTCAATGTCGTCCAAGATGATCATGTCAGGACGCAGGTGATCAAGCTTGACACCACGAGCGCCAGTGTCCAGACCGAACGCCAGCACGTTGAAACCGTTGGCGGTACGAAGTTTGGATGCGTTCCAGCCTTTGGAAAAACCATATCGGTTCATGGCGCGTTCAATACCGCAGCGTTCCATCGTAGTGGCAATGTCGGTAACGTGGCGGTCGGCAGCTTCCTGCGTGCTGCACACGTACAAAAGGAACCTACGGCTACCTTTAACGGCGATACGGGCAGATATAAGTTCCATTGTGGTGGATTTGCCACCACCACGGAACCAGCACTCAATCAGGGCAGGAGGCGGGGTTCCAGAGGTAATGTTCTCGGCCCATTCCCACGCACGCTTGTGGTGTTCGCCAAGATCGCTGGAAGCGGCATGGGGAGCAAATGTCCTGAGCCACGTAACGTAGTCTAGTTCTGCTCCGTTAATTTGATATGCCTTTCCGCTGTTGTAGTCGCCAGTCTCAATGACTTCCTTGAGACGAGCATCCATAGCCTCCAGCAACGCATGCGTCAATGGTTTATCTGGACGAGCAAATTGCTTGAACTTGCGGGGAGTATTCTTTTCAAGGTCGCGCATATTCATTCGACAACCTCCGCATCAACTACGTCGTCATCTTCGGGAGATTTGTAGACCTTCAGCAACCGCTGAACTCCAGAACGAATGGCAATCAACTCTTCGGCATTACGAACGTTTTCGCGTACGATCTCAAGCACCTGCATTGCAAGGCTGAATGCTTGGTCCACTTCAAGCGTATACGCCTTCGCATGCATCATTCGTTGCTCTGCTTCGACAATACTGGTTCGCTTTTCAATCAACTCCATGACATCGCGTGCTGCGGAATACTGGTCAAGCGTTTCGTTGAGCACATCGCCAATGGATTCAAAAGCGTCAATGAAGTCGGGACTGCCAAGCTTGCTGTGCGCCAACTGGTAGGACGCCTGCACCTTCTTGTACTGGTCGTAGCCAACGCCTTCTCCAACGGCCTCGGCACGTTTGTCCATGATTGCCGTAATGAACGCGGCATCGTCTTTGAGGCTGAATAGGTCTGGATCTTCACGGAGAGTCTCTATCTTCTCCAGTAGATCTTTACCAACATTGTTGAAGCGCTTGTAATTCTTGCTTGTAAGTCCAGTCAGGAATGCAGGATGTGCAGGTCCAACAAGGGATTTTCCACCATGGCTGGCGCAATAGTCCCTATCTTTGATTGCCATGGCATTGCAAGGTCGTTTTGTACCGTCTTCCTGCATAACCATACCCTTACAGAGTTTGACGCGCTTCTCACCTGAAACGCGAAATCTAGTATCTCCAACAAAAACTATTTCGCTCATACAGGCAACATCGTACCGTTTATTTTGGAATTACGTACGGGCGGATTCTATCCATCTTTGGAAGGAATAGTTGTCCGGGTTCAACTTCTCCCGGTATTCCCTGCTCAATCAGCCAAGGTAATTTGGACACACCCGGTATTCCGTAAAGCAAATCACCCTGATTACGACTACCTATAGGTTGCACATCACGACCAGCACGTTGCATTGGTGACGCACTGTTCAATGTCTGCCCTCGTATAAAATCTGATGGATTTACTTGCCTTGAACGAATGGCCTTAGATTTTATTTTTACCTCTTCCAAAGTTGGGTTTGTACCATGTCGTCGTTTGTAATTTTTTCTATACGCATCCATTTCTTGGAAATAAGCAGTGTTTTGCTGATTCGCAAGATTTTCAAGAGTTCTCCAACTCTCTTGGGCATGACTGTATCGGCGACGAGCAGCTACATTTTCAGCTCCCAGTTGTTCAACAGATTGCCTTATATCTCCCAATGCTGGCCCACCACCAGCAAATGCTGCCGTGTCTTCATTCTGCGGAAGATTGAAACCAGCAGGTGCTCTAGGGACAAAAGGAACTCCAAGTTGATACAGCCAAGGAGCAGCAGCTGCAGCACGTGCTCTTTCCGTTGTAAAACGAGTTGCGTTAATACCTTCCGGGTCAAAATTTTCGTGATAAAAGCGCTGCATTGAAGATCCAACAGGTGATCCAACAGCAGCGTCAACCCAATCGCTTATAGTAGGCCCGATGACAGGAATTGCAGATCGTATATATGGCGCTGCGTTCTTAAGTCGCATGCCACCACGTTTAAGCAATTCCAAAATAGGATTCATTTTTTAGTCGCCTGACCGTATATTAATTTGACCATATCGGCAATATCTTTGTCAGAGCCACCCAATTTTTTGAAATCCATCATCATATTTGCAGGACTATAAGAACGTATGTTAGACGAATCCAAACCTTTTGACTTAATCCACGCATCAACTCTTTTGCCAAATTCTTGCCTAGAAATTGTTGCTCGTTGGGTTGGTGAAAGCGCTTGGGTTGTAGGTTCTTGTGGTTTTTGTTTTTCCTGTTCCTGTTTTGCACGATTTTCAGCAATCCATTGAGTGACCCAAGCGCCAGCTGCACCAACAGGAATGGATGCAATAGAAGCAACTTTCCCAATTTTGCCAAGTTTTTGATTGGCTTTCTGGGCTGTACTTTTGACGTTTTCCCAGCCACCAACAACGTCAAGAAAACCTGATCCACCTGCTGGTCGTGGATTCAGTTTTTCTTTGCCAGCTTTTTCAATATCTCGCAAAAGTCTACCTGCTTGAGAACGTTTTCCAAATCCCGTGTTTGCAGGTTCGACAGTTGGAGCACCCGGAATTAATTGCTGACGCCTTTGTGAAAGCGTATTAACGCCAGATTGTTGCGTCTGCCTTCTATTAACCCCTTCGGCGGCTTTTTTTGCTTCACCTCTAAGTCCTTCAATTCTTCCAGTTTCATTTATAGAAGTTGTACTGATTGAAGGTTGCTGACTTCTAGGTTGGCTTGCTCGAAGAGCGGTTGCAGCATGTGTCATGTTTGGATTTTCAGCTAGCCATTTTTTACTTTCTTCAACAAGACGTTGATTTTCAAGCCATTGCGCCATGTTAGCTTCATGGTTAGCAACAGCTGCCTTGGCCTTACTTTTTGGCCTTATTGGTTTAGGTTGATTCCCAAATGTTTCAATAATGCTATTATGATGAGTCCTAATTGAGTCAAGTGGATTTTCCCCAAAATATGCATTAACGCCTTTTGGTCCTGCCCGTCGCAAATTACGACGAACACTTCTACCTTGCATTGGTTCTAGCGCAGGTCCAACTAAAGGTCCATAAGGAGATTGTGTTGGTGAATAATTTATATTTCCTTGCCCCCTTAGTGGCATTTGGACATCTGGAAATTCAATTGTATTTTGCCTAGTAAATGTAGGATCAAAACCACTATAGCCAGTAGCCCTTGGTCGTTGTTGGTAATTCTGTCCAGTTAGTTGGCTTCTGATTATATTAGCAATTTCCGCATTTGCACGTTTGGCTGCATCAATTTCGGCAGCACGTTGCATGGCACGGAAGTACCGTGCACCACCGAGTTGGTTGCGGGCAATATCTGAAAGACCAAGGACACCAGCCAGAGCACCTGCTCCAGCTCCTGTCCACCCCATATTCCTAGCAGCCTGATCCCATCCATCCGATTCCTGTTGATCATAAGGACTAACTGGATTTAGGAAGCTAATAAGATCAGCCATTGTTGTTGCTCCACGGCGACTGGCGAGCTTGCAGCCCCATAAGATTGCCCATCATACGACCCTGACCGGTGGCGGCACGGGCCTGCTGAAGCCGTCGGAATCCCTGCATAGGCGCAGGCTTTGCAGCCTGTTGCTGATTAGGCAGGACAGGCTTGACTTCTTCGACGGTGGGCGTTTGTTCCTTACGGGGCCGTGCCATTTATCGCCCCCGTCCTGCAGACTTGGGCATGCGCGGAGCAAACCCCTTGTCCATACCGGACTTCATGCCCTTCTTCATCCCCATAAGGTCAGACATGCCCTTCTTGGAGCATTCAGGGCAGGAGCCACCCTTCATCGCACAGCCACACTTGGCGCACTTAGCCATTGGATTTCCGAGCCTTTCCTTCGTGACCACGACCGATCACGAGTTCATTACCACGACGATGTTCCTTTTCTTCCATCTTGATCATTTCACCAAGGGAAGGTTTCTGCTTCAAGCCATGCTCTTTCATCTCGCGAAGAGCTTGAGCAGCAGGAGTAGGGGTTTTCTTGAGCCCATGCTCCTTCTGCTCAATGCCCATGAGCTTGCGCATGGACAGATGGTTAATGTGCTTGTTCATCTGATTCAGCATGTCACATACCCATCAACTTGCGAATGGACTGAGGGTTTTTATTAGATGTTGTAGATTTTGTTTGTTTGGAAGAACCCGCAGGCGTAGATTGATTGTTTTTATACAAACGATCAATCGCAGTATTCCTTCGTTTTGTTTCTTCTGCCCATTCAGCCCCCCCCATATCGCTCGGGTCAGATGGTTTCAGAGGCGCACCTTTTTTCATTCGTGCGTCAAAAAACATTTGTTCGCTTTTTGTCAAAGTCTTTTTTGCATTAATTTTTTGTTGAATTGTTGATTCCTGTTTTTGCAAATCTGCAGTACGCCACAGCTGTGGTACTGGAAAGCGCTGCCTTTCTTTTGAATTAGGGTCAATGCCCATTTGTTTTTTCCAAACATCAGCACGCGGTTTGACCTTGCCGCTTTTAACAGGGTCAGTGGTTTTTTCGTAAAATTCAGTCGGGTATCCCGAAGATCCTAGCGAGGTGTCTGGTTTTGGCATTTTATTTACCTAGAACCTTCTTAAGGTTGGGGTTTGCCTTCTTGGCTGCAGGAGATGCTTTGCGTGCACCAGCTGCAAGGATTGCACCAGCGCGATCCATGGGAATACCTTGTTTCTTGGCAATCTTGGCCTGAGCAGCCTTGAATCCGGGATGGGCTTTGGAAGCCATGTTTACCTCAGCAGTTCCATGCACGAAGCGACTTGTTGATCCGGGAGTTGGGATCCGAAGCCGTCTTGGACGAAGTGTTCTTGCGCTTCATGCCTTCCATGCGTGCGCAGAAAGATTTGCGACGAGCCGCGTCCTTATCCGTCTTGGGATTTGGAGCAGGCGGCTTGAGATTGGCCCCTTCGGTCTTCTTGAAATGAGCGCGACCGGCGGCGTTGAGGCCACCCTTCGGGTTCTGGTACTTCTTTACGACGCCCATGCCAACCTCCGTGCTATACTTACCAACGGGTACAGATATATATGTACCCATTCAATTCTACATTATCGGGAGGCAAGATGGAAGAGACTACGCAAGTTGAGGTCGAAAACAATCACGAAGGTGAATATTTCGACGGTTACACGTGGCGCAAGAAAGAGGACACGCTGGTAAGCCGTGGTGCCGACACCAACAAGGATATGTCGTACCAGCTCAGTCATCGCGAACTTGAGGTTCTTCGCATGATGGCCAGCAACATGACGGCAAAGCAGATGGCCGAGAAGCTGGCAATCAGCCACCGTACGATCCAGTTCCATCAGGACAGCATGTACTGGAAACTTGGCGTCAGTGGTACGGGTTCCAAGGCGCAGGCGGTGGAAAAGGGCAGGAAGCTGGGTTTGATCAAGTAAAAAAAAGGTGGGCCGTGAGGCCCACCCGAGTGGAAAGAGCATGTCTTCTTTGCATACCCAGCATATCATTCAGGTGGTTCGGTTGGTACTGTTTGCCTGATTGCCTCGTCCATATCGTAGAGGAAGATGGGTGTTTTCTCTCCAACGTACGCGGAGAAGGTATTGAAGGACAGGTAATCCTCCGCTTCCGCCGGGTCGCATGCGTTGTCTCGTGCAAACACGCTCACGCACTTGTCCGCATCGTACACGGCGATGCCGTTGGTGGAGATGCCGATCATGGCATCATCCAGTCCATCCGCCATGAGCACATCTTCGAAGCCGAGCTCTTCAAGTGCGATGCAGATCTTTTCGCGACGGGTCATGCAAACGGGTCCTCAATGTCGTCCACGTTGTCGTTTGCCACATGCTTGGTTTGCGTGTAGCTTGTGCTTGCTGGGGCTCCTGCAGTATCCGTGTTGATCTTCCGGGAGTCCAGTGGGTGAACCTCATCAACGATGATTTCGAAGACCTTCCGCTTGGTTCCGTCCTTGGCCTCATACTGACGTATGCGGAGTTGACCGAGGAGTCCGACCATTCGCCCTTTGTCAAGGTACGTAGAGGCGAATTCGGCGGTGCGATTGAAGGCGACGCAGTCGAAGAAATCGGTCTCCTTTTCTCGCCCCTTCCGATCCACCGCAACGCAGAGCTTGGTGACGGACGTTCCGTTCTTGGTCTCCACGATCTCTGGGTCGGCGACAAGTCGCCCGGTGATGATCACCTTATTCAGCATCTGACGTGCTTTCTTGCAGGAGTTTGGCTGTCACTTCGCACACGGTGGGCGAGTATCGTTGCTTCAGGTCACCGGCAACAAACTCTGCCGTGAGGTAATCGGCGTCCACTTGCAGGAGCCTAGCCATGTTGGCGAGGGTATCCGGGCGCGGAATGCGCTTGAGTCCGATATATGCGGACACGGACGGAGCGTCAATGCCGAGTTCTTCGGCAAGCATACGTTGGCTGAGTCGCGCCTTGTCAAGCATGGCATGCAGGCGGGTCTTG